GTCTGTATATGCCACCAAGGGCTTAAAAACCCTTAGTCGTCAGAAAGAAATGTTTTGTTTCCATCTGGCGTCAGGCGCGAGCCCAGCAGCTGCGGGTAAAGCAGTGGGAGCTCCAGCTGAGCAGGCATTGGACTGGGCTAAAGACCCGCAGATACGCGAGGTAGTAGACGGAATCCACTCAACACAAGTTGAGGGCGTCCGTTTCACTCGCGAAAAACTGTCGTCCATGCTTCTTCAGAGCTACTACAAGGCAGCTACAGCCACCGAAGAAATCGCTGCTGTACGGGAAATCGGAAAACTTCAGGGATTGTATGCCCCTGAAACAACAGAGCTGACTGTGAACCTCAACAATTCCAAGCAGCTCGAAAATCTGAGTGACGCCGAACTGGCCAAGTTGGCCGGTATGGATAACCCAACAGTTATTGAGGGCGATTTTACGGAGCTAGCAGATGATTGATTCGAATCTCGCCCTGTCTTGGGTCCTTGCTTTTATAGCAGCGCTAGCTTTCATATTGCTTTGCTATTATGACAACTGAATTCGACGCAACAGAACAGGCGAAAGCCGAAATTGCACGCCGCGTCATGGCGCGGAAGCACCTGCTGTCTTTTATTCAACGTCACAACGATAACTACAAAGCGGGTTGGGTACACAAAGATATCTGTCGCCGCCTCGAAAAATTCAGCCAAGACGTGCAAGACCAGAAGTCGCCACGTCTTATGCTGTTTATGCCACCACGACACGGCAAATCGGAGATCGCCTCTCGCTGTTTCCCCGCGTGGCACCTCGGACACGCCCCCCAACATGAAGTGATCGCCTGTTCCTACTCCGGTTCTTTGGCGATGGGGTTCTCAAGGAAGGTACGGTCCATGATCAGGGACCCTCTGTATGGCAAGGTGTTCCCAGAATGTCAGTTAGATCCCGAGTCGCAAAGCGCAGAAGCATGGTTAACCACCGAAGGCGGTGGGTACACAGCGGCAGGGGTTGGCGGACCGATCACGGGGAAGGGTGCACACATCCTAGTGATCGACGATCCGGTGAAGAACAGGGAAGAAGCGGAGTCGGAGACGACAAGAAGGTCGATTAAAGACTGGTATACGTCAACCGCGTACACCCGATTGGCTCCAGGCGGTGGTGTTTTGGTGATTTTGACCCGCTGGCACGACGATGACCTTGCTGGATGGCTACTTGGAGAGCAGGAAGCGGGCGGCGATGAGTGGGAAGTGATCAAATATCCGGCGATCGCCGAGGAAGATGAAGAATTTCGTCCAAAAGGCGCTGCTTTACACGCTGATCGCTACCCGTTACCCGCTTTACAGCGTATTCGTAACGCAATTGGTAGCCGAGATTGGTCTGCACTGTACCAACAGGAGCCAGTTTCGGACGAAGGGGCCTATTTCCAACGGTCCATGATCAGATATTACAAGCCTCAAGACATCAATCGCGACCAAATGACGCTATACGCGGCGTGGGACCTCGCGATTGGTAAAAAAGAACGGAATGACTTCTCCGTTGGCGTCGTTGCGGGCATCGATACCAACGACAACATGTTTATTTTGCACGTTGAGCGCGGTCGATGGGACGGCGGTGAGCTGGTAGACCACATTTTAGACCTATACGACGCTTGGCGACCGTCGATCGTCGGTATCGAACGTGGTCACATCGAAATGGCGCTTGGACCGTTCCTCGAAAAGCGGATCAGAGAGCGCGGACTGTACGAAATGTACGTCAAAGACTTAAAAACAGGCCGTCGAGACAAGGAGGCGCGAGCCAGAGCGATCCAAGGGCGGATGCAACAGGGGATGGTGTTCTTCCCTACAGGCACAGATTGGACTGATTTGCTAGTAAACGAGCTTCTCAGATTCCCGAACGGGGTTCACGACGACCAAGTGGATGCACTTGCGTGGCTCGGTCAGATGATGAGTGAGTTCCATACGTGGCGAGAACGAGCCGAAGCGCCCCCGCCGAGTTGGAGGGACAAGTTACCAGGTCTCATGAGAGGCGATAGGTACAGGTCCCCGATGAGCGCTTAGGAGATAAGTTATGCCTGTATTAGTTGGTTGGACATTGATCGTAGCTTTACAAGTACCAAACACGTCGTATTTACAAGGGGTAGGTCAACCAGAGCACGGCCTGACCCTTGAGCAGTGCATTAAGAAAGCGGCGACGATTATGTCGGATTTTTCAACCCCACAACTAGCAATGTGCTCGCCCATCTATAAACAAGTGAACAACGGAGACCCGACGTAATGGCCGACAAGAAAACACAGGAGATTCAAGTCGCGAGGAACCAGTGGAATAGGTACACGCGTGCTCGTGACTCTGGCCATTTGGACTACTGCGATATGGCGAAAAAATGCGATGCGTATTATCGTGGTGATCAGTGGGACGAAATGGATAAGCAGCAGCTGGAGTCAGAAGGACGGCCAGCGCTGACGATCAACACGATCCTATCCACTGTGAACACGGTCCTTGGGCATCAGGCTGCGCAACGTGCAGATATCCTGTTCAAACCTCGGCGAAACGCCGATCAAGGTCTCGCCGATACGGTGACTAAGGTGTTCAAGCACGTCCTCGATAACTGTGACTACGAGTTCATGGAGTCACAGATCTTTTCAGATGGTGTGGTGCAAGACCGTGGTTATTTCGACGTACGTATTGACTATGACGACAACGACAATGGCGAGATCCGCATCGAGGCGGAAGATCCATTAGACATTCTCCCTGACCCAGATGCGAAAGATTATGACCCCAAAAACTGGCAAGAAGTATTCAAGACACGATGGATGGCGCTCGACGAGATCGAAGAGCTCTACGGAAAAGATAAAGCCGATTCGCTTCGCTATCTCGCTGAAAGCGGAGCCCACTACGGTCGAGACAGTTTTGAATTCCGCGAGACAACCGAGGGCTTCGGCGATACGGACCTCTCGAATTGGCGTCTTGATGAGACGGAAGGGGACGAAGGGGCGGCGGTACGAGCGGTACGTGTTATCGAGCGTCAGCATAGAAAACTTGTTAACACGCCGTTTTTCCTTCGCCCTGCAACCGGCGATATGCGCCAAGTGCCAGGAAACATGTCAGATGATGACGCTAGAGCGTTTGCTGAAACAAATGGGCTTATCATCACTAAAAAACTCGTCCGTCGAGTCAAATGGACCGTCACAGCAGACCAAGTAGTTCTGCACGACGACTGGTCACCGTACTCTGACTTTACGATCGTTCCGTACTTCCCGTACTTCCGCCGTGGTAAGCCATTCGGCATCGTACGTAATCTACTGTCCCCACAGGAGCAGCTGAACAAGGTTGCGTCGCAAGAACTGCACATCGTTAATACCACAGCGAACTCTGGCTGGATTGTTGAGAACGGCTCGTTGTCGAATATGGACGAGGACGAACTGACAGAACGCGGAGCAGAGACGGGTCTGGTACTGGTTCATAACCGTGGTTCTTCACCTCCACAGAAGATTAACCCGAATCAGATCCCAACTGGGCTCGACCGTATCGCTGGTCAGGCGCAGGCTCGGATTCGCGAGATCTCTGGTATCAGCGAGGCGTTGCTCGGTACAGAAGGACCAGAGGTATCAGGTGTTGCGCTCGAACAGAAACGCTCAGCTGGTCAGGTACAGATTCAGGTTCCAATGGAGAATCTGCGTCGTACGCGGCAGATACTCGCAAGAAGGGTACTGGACTTGATCCAATCGTTCTACACTGAGCCGCGTATCTTGCAGATTACGGACGAAAACGACCCATTGAAGCCGCGTACTGAGTTCCCAGTGAACCAGATCGACCCACAGACTGGTGAGGTGGTTAACGATCTGACGATCGGCGAGTACGACATCCTCGTATCCAGTGCACCAGCACGCGATAATTTCCATGACATGCAGTTTGCGCAGGCACTTAGCCTACGGCAGGCAGGCGTCATGATTCCAGACGACATGATCGTTGAGTACTCGCATCTTCACCGTAAAGGTGAGTTGGCGAAGATGATTCGTCAGATCTCTGGTCGTGAGCTAACGCCAGAACAGCAGCAGATCAAGCAGCTGCAAACACAGCTTGCTATGCAGAACGCACAGCTTGAGGTAGCGAAACTTGAAGCAGAAGTCGCGAAGCTACAAGCCGAGGCGCAGTATAAGTCCGCGCAGGCTCGTACAGAGGGTGCGGCGCCAGAGATGGAGTTGCAGAAGATGCAATCAGAACTCCAGCGTCGTCAACAAGAACTCGCCGCACGAGTAGAGATGAGCAAGATGTCTCGTGAAAACTCGATGGCGCAATCAGAACTTTCAGCCGCTACGAAAATGGCGCAGGAAGCAATTAAGAACCAAGGCAATATAGGACTAGGAAATGACTGAAGCAGCAGAAAACCAAGAGCTTGGATGGACCCCATCGAAGTTTGACGATGACACATCTGGGCTAGATCGAGGAGATAGCATTGGACTCGCTGAGACGGAGGAGGTTCAAGAGGCAGTTGCTGAAGAACAAACAGAAGACAGCGCTGAGATTGCAGAAGAAGTACCAGTGGAAGATATCACTGAGGATGCGGAAGAAGTTGAAGCGGGAGATGAAGTTGTCGAAGACGAAGCGCCAGCTGATACCGATGAGAGCGATGATGTTGTGGCTGAAGATCCAGAACCTGAACAGGATCAGAAAAAGAAACAGCACATGATCCCCAAGGATCGCTTGGATCAGGAGCTTGCAAAACGCCGTCAGCTTGAGAATAGACTCAAAGAGCTAGAGGAAAAAACTGCGGAGAAGCCACAAGAGACGGTTGATTTCGATTTTGATGACGCCGAAACCAAGTACATGGAGGCCGTTCTCGACGGAGAAACTGAGAAAGCGAAGCAGATTCGCGCTGAGATCCGTACAATGGAACGCCAACAGATGCAACTTGAGTTGCAACAGTCTATGGCTCAGACCTCTCAACAGACTCAGGCGCAGATCCGTCTTGAGGCCGCTGTAAAAGAGGTGACTGCAGCGCACCCATATCTGGATTTGAACAGCCCAGACGCAAACCAAGACCTAATTAACGAGACAAACGAGCTCATGAGCGGGTTTTTGAATGCAGGCTACGACGCTGTTGACGCCTTAAATAAGGCCGTTGGCTACACGACGCAGAGTATGGGTATCAATGCGCCAGTTGGTGAGGAGGCAGTCATACCTAACGCGGTCGATAAGAAGGTCGTTGCGGATAAAGTTGCTAAGAAGACGGCAGATTCTGCGGCGAAAAAGGCACAAGCTGCGAGCCAGCAACCCCCTAAATTAGGCGGTGAGTCGCAACGTTCTCGCGATGACAACGTCGTTGATATCTTCAAGATGTCGGATAAGGAGCTGAATCAGCTGTCCGATGAGCAGCTGCGTAAGTTGCGCGGTGACTTTGGCTAATCTATAATATTAGTAGTCCTTATTTTAAGGTGTGAAATGGCGATATCGTTCTCAAATAGTGCTGGTAACGTAACTCAAACAGATAATGGTTATCTGTTAGTTAAGTTAACAGTAGATTCTGACACCAAGGTAATCGCGGTTAGCAACACTGATGCCGCTGTTGTCGAAGTCAAAGCGTATTTACGAGATGTTTCGGGCGCACAAGCCACAATAGATTCGATTGAAGCTATTGGCACGAGTGTCCAAGGCGTCATCGATGCGGGCGGTATACCAAAAGAAGACACTTTAGATACGGCCTAATTTCGTACTTCTGTAAACGATATTACAGACGTTTGGGGCGGCGAAACTGCCCCCGTGTTCACTCACGTAAAAAAGCTGTTTTTTGTTTCGTTGGACCACGATACGGCCAGAAGGTGGGCGTTAGCCCGAATATAGCTTCTATTGCGAGGTAAGCAAAATGGCATTAACTAACTTTGCCGCGCTGACCGACGAACAAAAAACGGTTTGGTCACGCGATTTCTGGCGTCAAGCACGCAACAACTCTTTTATTATGCAGTTCGCAGGTCAGGGCCCTAACGCTCTTGTCCAGCAAGTAACTGATCTTACAAAGAACGAGAAGGGCGCACGCGCTGTTCTTACTCTGATCGCTGAGTTGGAAGGCGACGGTGCTGTAGGTGACTACACACTGGAGAACAACGAAGAAGCAGTGAAGGCATACGACACTGTGATCCGTATTGACCAAATGCGTAACGCAAACCGTATCGCTGGTCGCATGGCGGATCAGAAGTCGATCGTAAACTTCCGTGAAACTTCTCGCGACGTTCTTGCATATTGGTACGCAGATCGTATCGATCAGTTAGCGTTCTTGACGCTCGCTGGTGTCGGCTACGACAAGCGTCCAAACGGCGCAACTCGTCCTTCAGGCGCAACTGGTCTGAACTTGTCTGATCTTGAGTTCTCAGCAGACGTTTCAGCTCCAACTGCAAACCGCCACTTAATCGCTAAGTCAGACGGTACTGTAGGTACTGGTGATCTAGCGGCAGACGGTAACATTGGTTACAAGACCATTGTTAACCTGAAGGCGTACGCGAAAGACCACTACATCCGTGGTGTTAAAGGAACAGGCGGTGCAGAAATGTATCATATGTTCGTTACTCCACAGATCATGGCTCAGCTCAAGCTGGACACTGACTTCATCGCTAATGTCCGCAACGCAGGCATCCGTGGTGATAGTAACGCGCTCTTCCAAGGCTCTGAGTCAGTCATGGTTGATGGCGTAATGGTCCACGAGTTCCGCCACGTCTATCACACTGACCAAGCTGCTTCTGGTAGCAAGTTCGGTTCAGCTGGCGACGTTGACGGTACACGTACTCTGTTCTGCGGTGCGCAGGCTCTGGGTATGGCTGACCTTGGCAACGCTGAGTGGTACGAAGATGAATTCGACTACGGCAACCAGTACGCGATTTCAGTATCCAAGATTCTTGGATTCTTGAAGCCTAAGTACAAGCCAGTAGCGAACACAACTTCTACACCAGACACTAAAGAAGACTTTGGTGTGATTGCTCTGGACGTTGCTAACTAAATAGCAACAACTGACCCGCCCTTCGGGGCGGGTTTCTACTAGGAAAGGTTATGAAGCTTGTTAGTACAAAAAGGATCACAGTCCCATCCCTTAGTGGGGCGATTATTCTGTTCAACCCTGGACAGCCAGTTGAAGTCGATGAGCGTGACGTTCTTGCGTGTAAGGATCGAGGTTGCGTACCGGCTGATAAAGTCCAAGCTGTTGTGGAGACGCTGGATAGAAATGAGGAAATTGCCGCCGCCATACAGACCTTGTTGGATGAGGGCGACGAAAAGAATTTTACGTCGATGGGTGACCCGAAAGTAAAACCCATTGAGCGCGTACTTGGGTACGACATCACAGCAGCGGAGCGGGATGCTGCGTGGGCATTGATCAACGGGGAATGAAATGGCGACAGCAGCGCATATTATAGATCGGGCCAAACTTCAGTTGGCCGACCCTCATTTGACGCGCTGGTCAGAAGCCGAGTTAATCAAATATATAAATGATGGGCAGCGAGAAGTTGTTCTGTATAAACCCGATGCGTCGTCTGCGAATACCAATGTCGCATTGGTTGCTGGTAGCAAGCAGGCGATGCCATCGGACTCAATACGTTTAGTAAGTGTAGTCCGAAACACCTCAGAGGAGTCAAAACGCGCTATCCGCCCTGTACCTAGGGAAACGTTAGATCGTTTTAAACCGAATTGGCACGACGAAAAGCAGAGTGCTGAAGTACAGCATTTTGTGTTCGATGAGAATGACCAGAACGTGTTTTATGTATACCCGCCCAACAACGGCAACGGAAGGGTTGAAGTCATGTACACCCAATCACCGGCTGATGTTGACGCCACAACAGATTCATTAGGGGTCGCAGATGCTTACGCAAACGCTGTATTGGACTATGTTCTATACCGCGCATTTGCCAAAGACGCTGATATACCGTCGTCAGCGCAACGCGCAAACGGTTACTACCAAGGATTTATGAACGCGATTAGCGGAAAAGGCCAAATCGACGTTCTTGTGTCCCCTCAAGTTGAACCACAGGCGCAGCCATGAAGTATTTAGAAGCCGTTCCAGACGTATTAACGCAGATTCCATCGGCTCCTGACTTCGTAATTACAGCCGCTATGAACCGCTCAGCTCGGAAATTCTGCGAGCAATCAGGCGTGTATAGGCTACGTGTTGAGGATTTGACGGTTCGCGAAGGCATTCAGAACTATGATTTCGCTGATTTTCTGCCGCGCGAAACAGTCGTCCACAAGATTGATAGTGTGCTTGTAGAGAACAAGCGCCTTGAGCCAGCGACATTCAAGTATGTGTCTCAGCAGCTTCGCGGCGCTCGGCTAGCTGAGAGAGGCAAAGCGCAGTACTTCGTACCGCACCAGTCATCACAGATCAATATTTGGCCGATACCAGAAGGTACGCTGAAGAAAGCGCTGGAAGCACAACTTATCCTGAAGCCGTCTCGTAGCGCTGATGAGGTAGAGGACTGGTTTGGCGAGAAGTACTTTGAAGCTTTGATTGCTGGCACAGTAGCCGAGATGTCCCGCACACCGAATACAGAGTTTTATAACCCAAATCTCTTCCCGCTCATGGAGCAGTACTTCATGTCAGCGATTATGGAAGCGAAGAAAGAGGCGACAGGCGCCGACCGCGCCGTGCCTAGAAAGGTTAAATACGGCGGGTATTGATGCTCACATTACGCTCAACTTCAGGAGCAGAGCTTAGAAATAACTGGCCATGGGTCGAGCACGGTATACAGACGATCATAAGGAAAACAGGATCAGAATTTATAGCGGCGGACATATACGCCGCAATAATGCTGAAAAACCTGTTTCTTTATTGGATTGTTGAAGACGCATACACCATCGGTTTCACAGTGGTTAGTGAGGCTGATACAGCGTACAACGGAGCCAAATCTCTATATTTAGATCATACATACGTAGATACGAAATATATGAGAGACGGTTTACTTGAAGATCTTGATTTAGCCTTTGGAGATCTTGCGGTAAAATGCGATTGTACAAGTCTAGAATTTAATTCTCCTAGGATGGGGTGGGGAAGACGCTTAAAGCGTATGGGCTGGAAGCCGTACACTGTGGTTTATAAGCGGGACTTATAATGGGCAAAGGTAGTAAGCCAAAAACTCCAGAGGCGAGCGCTAACGAAAAGGCACTTGCCGATATTTCGTTAGACATCTACGCCGACTACAAAGACCGTTATCGGGGCTTAGAAGATGACCTCATCGCCGATTCTAGTGTGGACAGAACTTCCAGAATCCAAGGCCGTACAAACGTAGACACTCAGAAAGCCTTATCTGCCAATAACGATATTGCGTTAAGCCGAGCTGGTACATCTGGAGGGCTAGGTTCAGGCGCGTCTGTAGCAAACTATGACGCGGGGGAGACGGGTGGAGCGCTTGCTGTAGCCAACCAAGGCGGATTTGTAGCGGGCGGGAACGAACTGTTACAACGCAAGACATCAGCTCTTAGCGCAGTTCAGGCTGGCGAAGATGTGTCGCGTGCGGGCATTGCACAGGCAGCGAATGTTGCAAACCGCAACACTATTGCTTCTTTCCAAGATGCGCAGAATCGTAAGCTTTCCAATGCGCAAGCGGTTGAGGCGGCTATTGCGGGCGGGGTTCAAGGGTACATGCAGGGCCAGCAGTACGGCGCTAATCAGCAGATGATCGCAGATACAAAGGCGGCAAGAGATGCGGCAGCTGCAGCGGACATCAATAAGATGCAAAACCAATATTTCTCCGGCCCGATGCAACTGGCCGCTCCCGCACAACCATTCTCTTTATACAGCCCACATATGATTGGCGGTCGCATTCCAGGGGTTCCTTTGGCCCCATACCGAGCGCCTAATCGCGGGATTAGCTTTGTAGATAACACTCAGATACCTATGCGTCTTGGAGTACGTAGATAATGGCTTATCGTGATGAAGAACTAGCGAACATGACTCGTGAGGATTACGAGTACAGGCGTGGACTACTAAAGCCATTAGAAGACGAACTGTTCGGCATGAAGGACGATACTTCAATCATAGATAACGCACGCGAGCAGGTTGGGACCATCCAAGAACGTGGTACTGAGCAGATCGATCGCCAGATGAGCCGCTATGGAACAGCGCGTACTGGCGCACAAGCAGTAGCAGCAGACAGAAGTCTTGGTTTAGCTACCGCGCAAACAGGGACCGATCTGCTAAATAACGCAGCGATTGATCAAGAAGAACGAAACTTAGGCGTGCTAGGAACTCTTGTTGCTGGAGGTCGTAAAAAACAAAAAGGCGCTTTGGCAGGACTTGGTGATGTAGCCGGTATGGAGAGCCAGCGTATTGCAGCTGGTAATCAAGCGCGTGCACAGTGGCGCGCACAACGTAATCAAACAATCGGAACCTTAGCGACCTTCGCTGGGTTCGCAATGGGGCTTTAATCATGGCTGGTTATTCTGACATTCTTGGTAGCTTCCTCACTGCGCAGAACCAGCAGCTGAATACCCAGTATCGCTTGGCCTCGCTCGAAGAACAACAGCGTCAAAACAGAACGCGTAATGAGCAGTTTGATCGGCAGTTCACTGCTGACCAACAGCAGCGGAATTTTGCTAACTCCATCACTAACCAAGAATTAGCGCTACGACGAAACGAAGACGCTAGGGCTCAGCTACTAACCGATAATCAAGAGCGTTTAAGACTACGTGCAGAAGCATCTCAAGCGCTATACCAGTTACCTGGAGTTGGAGCTGAAAGTAGTATCGCTGAAGCATATAAAAGCGGCGCCCTAACAGATGAGAGACTCGGCCTGTTTTTACGTACTCACGGTAGTGCGCTCGGCCTGTTCGACGGCCCTGATGGTAGCCCACGGGTATTTCATAGCATCGCTCCAGCATTAGATGCCAATGGCCAGCCTATCGAAGGGCAATTTGTTATCAACGTAACAAACCCTAGGACGGGAACGACTGGTGTTGTCACCAGCGAGGGTGGCACTGATCCTAGAGAAGGGGTAGAAACATTTTCTGGGGCAGCTCTAGAGGCGCTACTCGATCGAGTAGACAGTACAGCCCGCACTATGCGCGGGCAGCTGAGTCGCTTTGACCTAGTGCAGATGTCGAATCGACAAGCAGCGGTCAACGCGTCGATGCCAAAATCCCAGCTACAGCAGTCGCTAGGCGCATCTGCGATGCCTCAAACAACTGCTACAGCTACTCCGCAAGCGCCGATCCTTTCTGCGACTCCAGCGACGGCTAATGCGGGAGTCGGCAGTGAAGATTTAATACCATCAGTGGGCGGTAAACCTTCTCGGGATAGCGCCGGTCGTCCAATAGATGATTACAACACACAACCAGAACCTGCCACTACGCGGCTTGGGGAGCTGGAATTGTATGTTGATACTCTTGATGAAGAGATCGCTAACGCGCGGAACGCATATAGTAAGTCAGGCGGGATGTTTTCTGCGCAAGGTCGAAGCATCGAGAAAGATATACAAGCTCTTACGCAACAAAAACAAGCTGCATTAGCTCAAATTAAGCAGCTTCAGCCAAATAACGCCGTATCCCCAGCAGATCAAGTTCCAGGACCATCGGATACAAGCGGAATACGCAAAGCACTTGCTGATTTACGTCAGACACAAGCGGCGCCACAAACACAAGGCGAGCGCGTAGCCAGCACCGCGCAACAGTTAGTTGGGTCGATATACGGTGATCTTAACAGACAGCGCAATGAAGGTTTGGGCATGATGGACGCTGGCCGTAACTATCGCGGCGCTAACGTATCTGCTGACGATATGGGTCGGATTATTTACGCTGGGCAAAAACGTAAGGCTTACGATCTAACTGGATCTGCGTACGACGTACAGGGTCTGAATGATACTGCTGTAAACAATATGCTATCTGGTGACGATGCGAGAGGCACTGGATTGGCGCAGGCGAATGCGAGCATAACCGCTGGGCAGAATATGGTGCAGGACGCTAACACACGTATCGCAACGATGCGTAATACAGACGTTACTGACCGGAGAGAGCGCGAGAAGATGGCACTTTCTCAAGGCGAAAAGGCAGATGCGGCGTACAACGCGGCTACACAGGCGCTTCCAGGAGAAATGGAAGCCGCCATGGCGAAGTACGAGATCTTCGGTGAAAAAGCGCAGACTGCCGCGCAGAAAGGCATGACCGCCGTAATGGGGTCAATCGCAGGTCAGCCTAACGCAGTTAAGAACGCTTACAAATATCTGTTAGTTCAACCTGATGAGCGTCGCGCTATTGCAGACGGAACAATAGAACTACAACGTGTAATCGATGACGTAGACGACGGAGCACGTTGGATTGAACCAGAAGGACGGTTCTATAAGTGGTTGCAAACTCGTAACGGTGTGAAATTCGTACAAGACTTCCTTAACCCAGATATGCCTGATCCTAGATCCATGGACTTAATGTTCTTAGCTAAGGCTTCTGGGCTAGGCGTCAGAGAGTTTTTGGTAGACGTAGTAAGCCAAGCGACAAACCAACGCACCTCTTCAATAACGCCGAAACAAATGCAGGCGTTAACAACTAACTTGGTGAAACTGAGACAGGCTGGAATCAAATTCCCACCAAATGAGATGAAAGCCTTCATGATCGAAGAACTGAAGAAGGGCTAAGGTATGGACCCAGTCGCGATCGATCGTATTCGCGCAAATATCGATCTAGCTAACGCCATGTCTAGCGATAACTTGGCGCCCGCTGATCAGCAGTATATCGACGTAATCCAGAACTTCACCCGCGCTCAAGGGTTCACCTCTACACCAACACCTAATTTCGCCCAGCGTGCTTTGCTAGCTGGTAAAGAATCTTGGAAAGCGTCACTAAATTACTTTGACGCTGTAATGCAAGATAAGATCGGCAACCGTGAAGGCTACATATCAGCGATGACCAGCGCTGCCGATAAACAAGTTCTCGCTAAAGGTATGCGCGATGCTGAAGGCATCAAGTCGTTTGAGACGCTTCTCGATGACGGTAGCGCAGGCGATTGGCTAAAGTATTTTGCATTCACAGGTTTAGAGACGGCTCCGCACATTGCAGCTACCTTTGCTTCTGCAGGAGCTGGCCTCACTGTTGGGGCAGGCTTAAAAGGGTTACGGGCTCTTGCAGCACGGAAAGCCAAATCGCTTGCTCAAGACAAGTTCATTCGTAACGCGTCATTATATAGCGCGTTTGCCCATGAGTACGCTGTTGGTACTGGTGAGACCATGGGATTCACTGGTGATTCTAACGCGTCGCTAATCGCTGGCGCACCTTACGCGGCTGCAAACCTCTACGCAACTGTGGCGTTAAGCGCCGGTATCTTAAAGCAGGCGGTTGGCACGCCCGCCGAAAAACAAGCCCGCACGTATTTCCAACGCGTACTTGCACAGACCGCACGCGGCGCAGCACTTGAGGGCGTCACTGAAGCATTCCAAGCAGAGGTCCAGCTTTTAGCAAAAGCAGCGACTGATCCAAACTTTGATATAAATAGCGCTGACGCAAACATGATGCGTTTAGAAGCTGCTGTTGCAGGAACTGTGTTAGGCGGAACAATTAGTGGAGCAGGCTCATCCATCACTGCACCGTTCGCCGGTCCAACAGGAAACTTCCGCGCTGGTGCCCAACAAGCCGACCAAGATTTCCAAGAGGGAATGGATTCGGTCAACCAAGGGCCAGTACAAGGCGAACTTGATCTTGAACCCCGCGAACCAGAGTCAGGATTCATCCCAGAAACTGACGAGCAGATCGCTACACAGCTTAAAGAGTTGATCGATGGTCGAGGCCGCGAAGCTGTCCAGCTGACTAATCAAACCATGGACCCAGAGAAACTGGCAGAAATCGGTCTCCAGCAGATAGAGCTCGATGCACCAGAGCAAGGCGTCCTAATCGTACGCGCCGACCAAGACGCGGCAGAGATTAAAGCGGCATTTCAGTCGGGTTCACGAGATGTGCTTGGGAACGGCACGATCAATAAACCAACACAGATGGACATGTTTGACGGGGAGGAAACGCAAGTTGTTCGCTCTGTTAACTCTGACGGCAGTAGGGGCGCTGATGTTGTGGTTACCCCTGACACAGAGGCGGCGGTTACAGCGGCTCAAGAAGCTAAGTCAGACGTTGGGAAGACCGAGAAAGTAACAGCTAAAGAAGCCGCGAAAAAACGCGTCGCTGATGACATTGACTTCCCAGATGAAATACTTGATGCATTAGAAGTTGACGCACTAGACGGCAACGAACGGCCAGATTCTTTTGAGACCCAAGAACAAGAAGCGCAGAACCAAGGGTTGTCAATTGTTGATGAAGAGATTGATACAGCCGCGCAAGAGTTACGCAAAATGGCGAGCGGCGCTCGTGGCACAGCAGGAGTTGAGCGCAGCGACGGTAATCGTGGTCCACGGCTATACCAAGTTGCAGCGCTGAAATCATTCTTTGAGTCTGCTGACTTTAATAACGAAGCGCCGCCAGCAGGCAGAACTTATCAAGCAGGTAAGAAAAAAGTACCGCTACGCCCAGCGATGAAAGAGGTTATCGGTTTCGTTAGCCCAGAACAGAAAAAGGCGCGGGACGAGAAAGGCAAGTTACTTAAAGACGAAAACGGCAAACAGATACTAGTCGATGGTCAAAACGAGGTTGAGATTTTCGATCTCAAAGCTTTGGCTATGGCGGGCTGGCGTCAGCTGCAAAAAGACGGTGCTACAGCAAAAACCACTCGTGAGATGTTGGAGCAAGGGTTAACGCAAGCGTACGGAACTCTTGCCCTTGCAGGGTATGTACCTGTCGAACAAGGCGCGTATGGAGGGTTCAATTTAGCGTTGACTCCAGATAAGCGTTTTGGGCGCGGCGATAAGTCTGTACCTGTCAGCCCAGAGTTAGCACGAACAGTAAACGACGGTTTTTCTAGAGAGGCCGCTACGCAAGGCGTAGAGATGCAGGCATACGATGAGTTTGGGCGCCCAATAGAAGGCCAAACCTCACAATTGCCCAGTATCGATGCGATGAGCCGCCGTGGTGCTGATAACAACCGCCGCGCTCCTCAAGTGGACATGGATTCAGCTGTTGAAATAAACCGTCGTATTGTAACCGACGCGGGAGAAAGCCCTCCAAGACGCCGTATTGTTAACATAGATACGCCTGACGCACGAATAGAAACTTTAAGCGGGCCTCGTGGAGATCAGTTGAGAAATGCGCAAGGAGTAGCGGCGCTTACTCTTCCTACGTACCAGCGTAACGCTGGTACGGGCGGGCCTGACGACAGCACAGTAAACATAGTTGAATCGGAGCGTCTAACAAACCCAGACGGTTCAGATCGTTTTATCCCGATAGATGATCAGGCTGAGATCGAAAGAGGTGAAAACCAATTTGATGACGGGCCCGAACCAGCACGTAGAAACGACTCTGAAATTATAAGTAATGCGAATAACGAAAGGCGTTTCGAGACCTGGAATAGGGTAGCGGCAATTGCATCACCAACTGCAAACGTAAAGATTGCAACAGGGTCTAAACTGGGTGACCCAACAATAGCGATGATTAAGAACCTTGCGAATGCAATTAAGCTGACAGACACGAAGGTGTTGATTATCGATTCAGATTCCGCCGATGCATTCTTGAGAAAAGAGAATAAGGTGGAAGGTGAGCCAACACGGCAGCGGATTGACGAAAACTTCCGAAGCGTTGTTTATGACGCCGTCCGTGGTAACCCAATGGGCCGATCTATCGTTGATCCAACGTTGGGATACGGCGTGGTGTTTATTAACACGCGCAAGATAAATAGCTTAAAAAATAAAGTCGGACGTAAGTTTGTTCCTAAGTCTAAAGCTGAGAAAGCGGCCCTTACAGCGTGGACAATCTCACACGAGTTAGGTCACCAGTATTTTAGAAGCACCATTGCCGCGTTACCAAAAGCAGATAAGGCAGCACTATACACCCTCTTCAACCAAGACGAATCCCGTCAGTGGTATCTCGATCAGTACGCAATAAGAGATGAAGACGGCAATGTAGTGAGCCAAGACCCAGCGCAAGCCGCTAACGAATGGTTCGCTGATCGAATTGCTGCGGTCAACATGAAGATCATTGGTAGACGACGGGTTGCCGTGTTGCCGTTTGATGATAGTACTGTTGCTGGTAAAGCGATGAATAAGGTTGCGGCAAGTATCGCAGCAGTGTTCGACGCCATTTTTAAGGTTTGGCAAACCAAGTTTGCTACTGACAAACGACGCCCAATGCATTCTAACCCAGCATTTAACTCGTGGTTAACCAACGCAGTGCGGCGTAAAGATCAGGCGATACGAGAAGCGGTTTCTATTAAAGAGACAGAGCGCGAGCAGTTGCGAACCCAAGAGTACAATAGAGATCCATCAACGGACCTTTTCCCGCTTGATGATGAGTCTGTCGCCGCCCAAGAACAACTAGACGCATTACGCAGCAAACCTCTTGAATTAGATAAAGAGATATACAGAGCAAAGACAGGACGCGCTACAGAACGTAAGGTAGACGACTTCGACCTCGATCAGTTTATTGATGATTACAACATCCCGCGCAACCGTATCCAGTTTGAGCAGACAGCACAGACGGCGTATGAAAAAGGCGTTGGGTCGATGCTCGGTAAGTTGTTCTTCTCTGCGCATGAGCAGCTGTCTGTGATGGGCCCAGCGGGCAAAAGACTCGCTGATATGCTTTATAAGAAGTCATCGACCGTAGGTCGAGGCGGTTTCATCAATAAAGCAGACCGCGCATACCAAAGCGCAATCGGCACTTTGTACGAACGACTTCCAAAAGATAAAGAAACGATGACTCAGGTACTCGATGAGTACGCTGTGTGGCGAGAGAACGGAGCGGATATGAATAATATTCCACCGGCAATACGTCGTTATCATCGTACGTTGTCTCAATTCTTTGACCGAATGGCTCAGTATGCCGCTCGCGCAAACCCTGATTTCCGTGATCGCATACGCGAGAACTACTTCCCGCACATGTATGATCCAGAAAAGCTGAACGACCCGCAGAAGCAAGAGGCGTTAGCGCAACTGGTATTAGCCAAACATCCAGACTTGTATCAAGACTCAGGGATCGAAGGTGCACGCCAGTCGGTACGCGGGTTAAGAGCAGGACTGTCAGCGCGTACGCAGTCGCCAGATCCTAAAGGCGTAACTGCGCACTCAGCGGAACAACGGACGTGGACAAACTTAACGTACGGAGAGTTGAAAGAGCTCAACGTACTCTACGACGTACGCGGTGCTGTGTTTAAGTACGCTCGTGAGATGACGCGTATGGCTGAGTTCAACCGTATGTTCGGCGAACAGCGTACCCAGATGGATCGTAACGGGAACCTCTACGAGACTTGGCAACCAGACCAAAAGATTCGTACTGCTATCGAGCAGCTGCCAGAAGAGAAACAAGCGCAAGCCCGCGTGATTGTTGATGGAATGCTAGGCCGTCTCGGCAAGAAAGCAAACCCGCAATGGACCGAGGCGCAGTCATGGATGATGAGCCTACAGTTCATGGCAACACTGTCGTTTGCCACTCTTGCGTCACTGCCCGATATTATGATGCCAGCGCTTCGCAGCCGAGAGTTTTCTGGGCTTGCTGAAAACATCAACCAGATAACCAAGATGCTCAGCAAAGAAGGGCGCCAAGAGATGTACGAACTCGCGTACACCACAGGTGCTGTCTCTACTGATCTGGTTCATGAGTCAATTATCTCTGGGTATGGCTCAGAGTGGATGTCATCTAAGCCTCGAAAGGTAACAGATACATTCTTCAAAGTGATCGGGCTCGAACAGTGGACACGCATGACACGAGTGATCGCTACGAGTTTTGCAAAAGACTTCCTTATCAAGCACGCAACACAACCGAATGCACGGTCTGAGCGTTATTTAGCAGAGTTGGAAATTGACGCACCGACGATCCAAGCATGGCTTAACAGCGATCAGAACTTTGACTCACCAGAGGGGCGCCGCGTCAAGATAGCGATGCTGAACTTTACTGATGAGGCAGTCCTAAGACCAAATGCAGCAGAGCGCCCGACGTACATGTCAGACCCTCGGTTCATGATCTTTGGTCAGTTGAAAGGTTTCTTCTACAGCTTCGGTCAAAAAGTGGTTGGTGGTTTGTATCGTGAGATGCAGTCACGGCAAGCTGCTGGGGAAAGCATCTCGTCATCGATGACGCCTATGCTTCTGGCAAGCGTTGCTTTGATGCCGCTTGCTGCCGTAGCTCTCAGTATCCGTGAGGGTATTAAGTACGAAGAAGGCGAAGCACCTACTGATGAAATGAACATACCTGAGTACATGTTCGAAGTCATGACTCGCGCAGGGTTCTTGGGACCACTAGAAATTCCACGGGCGATGTTCCAAGCAGAGCAATACGGACAACCGTTTTGGGCAGCGCCACTTGGACCAACGGTGGGGACAGGTCTAGACCTAGTCAACTCGAAGGGCTTTAGCGGCCTAGAGGGGCTTCTCCCAGCGTACAACACGGGGATTTATAATTGATGAGGTTATCAGTACCCCTTATAATTGAAACTGGCCAATATAGGATTTAGCCATGGCTTACTATGACACGATTTATGCGGTAAAAGGCGATACGCTGCCAGAGGTGCAGCTGACTCTGCGCGACTCGAATACAGCTGCTGAAGGTCAAACGCTCGATCCTGACGACGAAACAACTTGGGCGCCAATAGACCTGACAGGCGCAACTGTTCGAGTAAAACTACGGCTCCTTGGAGAAGACACACTTGCGGCCAACCTTACGGCAGTTCGCGTCGAACCTTTCACCAACGGTAAAGCGTTTTTTCAGTTCCAAGATGCCGGTGCAAGCGTCCTTACGGAAGAGGGTGTCTACGAAGGCGAGATAGAGATCACGTACAGCAACGGCGGCATACATACGATTTACGATATGTTACGCCTCAATGTGAGAGATGACTTCTGATGAATATTAGGGTCAGTCTCTCACTTGTTAAGCCAAAAACTTCTGTTGGTCATGTTAGCCCAGAAGCAGCGCTTGATAATACAAAACTAGAGGCCGGTACTGACTACGAAAAACTTGTCACGTCAATAGCATCAAAATACGCGTCTGATAACCGCTTTGAATTTGATCAAGCTGCACCTTTAGACATAACGATCGTCAATACTACTAAGGTACTTGCTGATCATTCTATAGTCGCAGAAAACATATCAAAAGGTATTACTACAAGACCTAGCGATTCCGCTGGGTTATCGGACAAAGTGGTCACCTTGTTGATGATAAACCGCCGTTTCGTTGACACGGCGAGCGTATCTTCAGATATACGAAACATTGATTCTTCTAAAGCATTCTCAGACTCGTACTACGGAGTAACTTCGGCCCCAACTTTTAGTATTGGTAAGTTGCTCCAAGACCACGCGTATGCAACTGACGACTTCTTTGGCGAAACAAACGTCGATGACGATCAGAGTATGGTTTTTACCAAAGTGTCTGCTTCATCTGCGTCATCGACCGATAACTTTGACAGGACGGTTTCGTTTAACAGAGTCTTCTACGATTCTCTAAACAACCAAGTCGTAGATTCTTTCGGCATCAGCTCTACAAAGATTTTTGTCGAAAATTATTCTGCTACGGACAACGTAGATCAGTTTGCTGTAACCAAATCGTTGACTGATACTGCCTCTACGCAATCCCAGACTACGTTCAGCCTCAGTGCAACAAAACAAGATGAACTAAGAGCGTCAGATGTATTTACACGCGACGTGTCGTTTAGTAGAGATTTTGCGGATGACGGAAGCGTCACAGATAACGCTGATCTATCAGTAGCTAAAGCAGCGTCAGATAGCGCCGTATTTTTTGCTAGTTGGGAATCTTGGGCAGCATATTACTATCCGGAAGAAAATCAGCAAGAGCTTATAAGCGCGGTTCAGCAATTTCAGTGGGACCCTAATGGCAACCGTGCCCCTGATTTCTTCTGGTTTGGACCACAGTTCGATGTAACAAAACCTGTCGAAGATTCTTTTAACGTCCAAGATACGTTTACTCGCTCTGTTACTAGCTCTCGCTCTTTCACAGATCGAGTTTTTCTTACAGACGACATCAACGGGCTAGCGTCGCTCGATGATGATCAAACCATGCTTTTCAATAAGTTTGTTACTCACACCATTTTAACGAGCGACAGCGATCCAGAACTGTCATTCGAAAAGAATATAACTGACTCAGGGGCGGTTTCCGATTCTGGTCAGTTATACGCGCAAGGGTACATGGACAACATGGACTATTTTGCACTCGGTTATGTCGGGACTACCGGCTCATTTTAAGGAGATGAAAGATGGCTTCTGTTAAAGAAAGCTTGAAAGTCAAAGGGCGGGTCGGGATTGTCCTCAAAGACAAAGACGGCCAAATTAAAGAAACACGGCAGATTGACAACCTCGTCGTTGCAGCTGGGTTAGCGCACATCGCTAGACGGTTAGAAGGTACTTCTACCGAACTTATGACTCACATGGGCATAGGTGACAACTCTAACGGTACTCAGCCAACGCCACAGTCTGGCGACACTCAACTAACTAATCAGTTAGAAAGCAGAAAGGAGGTCACTAAGTCAGTGGATGGTACAACAGTCACTTACAACGCCACCTTCGGCGAAAATGAGAGCGAGGGTGCGATTACTGAGGCCGGAATTTTTTCACAAGCAACCGACGGCGTCATGTTGTGTCGTGTGGGCTTCCCCGTCGTAAACAAGGGTTTAGCGGACTCGATGACGGTTTCCTGGGAAGTCAGTTTAGTGTCTAGCTCTTAACGTGTAGAGGCCCCAATATCATGGCAAATATAACGCTCAGAAGCAGTAAGGATACCGGCCTCACTAACGAGGAGATGGACGGTAACCTGACTGCTTTGAATACCGAGCTAGGTACTACGCTAAAAAACGACACACAGTTTGGCGGCGCTTTATCTGGTACGTATAACCAAATTGCCATTGGGGCCAATACTATTGGGCCTTCTCAGATTAACGCTAGCGGTTCAGCTGGGCAGTTTCTTAAACTAGGTAATGAGACTCTTTCATACGCTAACGTATTAGAAGCCTCGACTCTGCAAACGGCTACTGGTGCGGCTGGTTCAAGCGTCGCGTGGAACTCAAGTACCAATACCTTAACTATCCCTAAAGGCGATACTGGCGATACCGGCCCACAAGGTCCACAAGGTGAGCAGGGGTTGAAAGGCGACAAAGGCGATACTGGCGATACCGGCCCACAAGGTGATCAAGGCATTCAAGGCCCTGTTGGTGATACTGGTCCGCAAGGTCCACAAGGTCCACAAGGTCCACAAGGTCCACAAGGTGACCAAGGGCTCCAAGGGAACCAGGGTCCTCAAGGTGTTCAAGGCCCGCAAGGCGATAAAGGCGATAAAGGTGATAAAGGCGATAAAGGCGATGTAGGAAACGCTGGTAATTCGAACACGCATCTGTATCTAGTGACAACTGGTGACAACATATCAGTCGATGCAACGGGTCACCTTATCACCAAGTATAGTGGCAATAACGATTGGAACGCTGAAGTACGGTCTGGAACATCTTATCGCAATGGTTGTTACGTATCGTTTCGTTTAGCGCAAACTAATTTGCCAATAATGATTGGCATCAATGAGTCGCCGAGTGGAAGCAGTTACACTGGAATCGACTATGCTTTTTACGCTCTATCTAACGGCAACGTACGTATATACGAGAGCGGCGCTAATCAAGGGGATTTTGGGACCTACACTCAATATTCTGTATTCACCATTACATACGATAACTACGCTATTCGTTATTATGTCGATGGTAGCCTCAAGCGGACCACTACCACGACATCAGGCAGAAAGTTTCATTTCGACTCATCATTTTATTCAGTAGGCACTGGACCGCAGACCACCTTCATAAATTTCGGACCGATGGCCGAGCGAGGCCCAGTTGGCACCCAAGGTCAGCAAGGACAGCAAGGACCGACAGGACCGCAAGGACCGACAGGCCCTCAAGGACCGCAGGGGCCACAAGGTAATACTGGTCCTCAAGGCCCACAAGGTAATACTGGCTCTCAAGGCCCGCAGGGGCCGAAGGGAGATACAGGTGATACCGGAGCGACTGGGGCGCAAGGCCCGCAAGGCCCTGCTGGTAGTGATGCGACCGTTGTTAATGCAAATATTTCCGGTAATACCGAATGGCAGGATAACTACCAGGTTCGGCTCGGTAACGATGCCGACATGAAGCTCTATCACAATAGTTCAAACGCCGTGAACTATATTGACACGCAAGGCCACTTGTATATTCGAGCCAACACGGTGTCCGACATCGGCTCGAATATCTACATTCAAGCGAAGTCGGGAGAAAACAGCATTTACTGCGCTGATGATGCCTCTGTGTACCTCTACTACAACGGATCGTATAAATTGTACACATGGTCTGGAGGGGTTCAGGTATCGGGTTCGCTCACCGCATCAGGTGACGTAACGGCGTACTCAGACGAGCGCCTGAAATCAGACATTAAGACTATCGATAACGCCATGGACAAGGTCAATCAGCTGCGTGGTGTGAGTTACGTCAAGGACGACAAGCAGTCGATTGGTGTGATCGCACAGGAGATCGAGACAGTGCTGCCCGAGGTCGTCTCAGACGATGGTGAGTACAAGTCTGTCGCCTACGGCAACATCGTCGGGGTCCTGATCGAGGCGATCAAGGAGCAACAGGCTCAGATCGACGACCTCAAGAATCAAGTCATAAAACTACAGGCGTACGAATAATGGCGCTGCAGACAAGCGGGGCGATCTCGATCATGGACATCGTGACCGAGTTCGGAGGAACAATACCGCACGGTCTGTCTGAGTACTATGGTGTTGCGACCGGAATCCCTTCGTCCGGTTCAATTGATATCTCGGACTTCTATGGTGCTTCAGCGGCTACTTCCGTAACACTCACATTCTCAGTAGGAGAAGACGCCGCTGCTTCACCGACGAGTGGAACTTATGTACAACGCCGAGTCGGATATGGTCTGGCTGGCGCTAATGATTTTTACTATCCAGAGTCTGTCACTGGATACTCATCTGGTTTTGGGACCTGTACGAACTCAACCTCTGTATTCAGCGGCGCGACGGTGTCACAAATTACTGCTGAGAAATATCCAAACACAACAACGTATGCTGAGTGGATACAGTTTGCGGTTAAGGATGGGCCAAACCTTCAAAGCGCATTCAGCAACCTTGTGTTCACTTACATAAACAGCGCTGGGTACAGTCAATCGACGACACTGTCATCAAGCTCTTCTCAGTTTTATACGAAATCATCTAATCGATTAAGTACGACTGTCAGAACATGGGCTTGGTCGGATGAGATATCAACTGCCGCAAATGGATACAACTACGACGCTGGGAGTCTAGCGGCGAACATGTTTACCTCCGCTGATGTCGCGCTTGCCACGGGCGCTACAACTAATTTTAACGTAACAGTCAATTTTTAACAGGAAATCGACATGATTGATTTTAAAATTCTTAGATACGAGTCTGGGAATAAGATGGTTCAGGTGCGCTACTCGAAGGAAGGTAAGCCTGACTACTTTGTTCGCTCTTATATTGCTGGAGAGTGGACCGAGGAGAACATCCGCAACGAGGCGATGGCAGAACATAATATCGAGCAAGCCACGCAGTACTGGTCAACGATGGATCAGGCCGAGGCGGTCGTATTAGAAAATGACTCTGGAGAAATTAAGGACCGCATCTATGAACAGGTCCCTGAGCTCAACCCAGTGACACAAACTTTGGTTCGCCAAGCCGCTGAGACTGATACAACCATCACCTACAGCTATATAGTGCGCGACCTTTCCGAGGAAGAGATTGCTGGAAAGATCCGCGATCAACGTAACAAACTGCTTAGTATCACTGATATGGAGATGGTTTCGGATCGTAACCCATCACAGGAAATGATTGCTTATCGTCAGGCGTTGCGCGATCTACCACAGCAAGAAGGATTCCCGATGGATGTGCAGTGGCCAATGAGGCCCGTTGAGTAATGTCTGGGCTCCGGTTTTATGTACTCTGTTGTCGCAATATTAAGGCGCTGAAGAGGCACCAGAGAGCGATCCCTTTGGATCAGATGACTATAGTGATCAATACCCTTGATGAGTCGTTTGAGGCAGAGGCGTCGCAGTATTGTGCGAACGAGGGAATTGACTACGTCATTACTGAGTCAAACGGCACCCCGTCCCAAGGCAAGAACTCTGTCATGGAGCTATTCCAGCAGTCAGCCTATGATTATTTTGTGTTAGTTGACGGTGACGACTTCCTTACGCCGCACGGGGTCTGGACTTATCAGCAATTAGCTAACTCTAACAATCCTCCAGACGTTTTAGCGCTTGAGTATCAGTTTGGTATTTGGCGCGATTATGGGTACGGCGGCGATTTGCCAGGCAATGGAGAGCCTGGAGCGCCTCCAGAACCAACCCTCGGCGTGAAATATACAGATAACCCAGACGCGATCTTAGGTTATGGCACCCGTAGCTTCTTACAATCCCGCCAGTGGTGGGAAGACGCTAGGGCAGGCGTGTTAGTCGCCAAAAACGAAACAGAACACTCTTACACGTTATCCTCAGTTCACTCACGTTGGGTAAATCACTGTTATCGGTATATCAGTAACTATGAGACGCACTTACGCCTCGTGTTTTTCTCACGGGCGGCTGCCGATGGGTACAGATATGATACTGAGTTCATGTGCGGAGAGGACACACTCCTTTATCTCACGTACAAAGATGCATGGGTGAATGGCAATCTCCAGTTACGCCATCTGTTTGATCGTTATCCGACATATGTGTATGACCAGAGAGTCTATGGGGTCATTGATCAAGCGAGAGACCATGACGAAGAAGGTCATTATGTGGGCCAAGACTACGGCTGGTATCTTTGGATGAAAAAATTATGCGAGAAGTATGACGAGCGTGAGGCATCCGGTCAGATGCACGAGATCGAAGTACCCAGACTCAACGTCCGCACTTATGTGTGGCCGAACCCTGATCCCGACGCGCCTGCTGAAGATATGTCTCAATACGACATCATCTGGCCTGACGGCTACCGCCCTGACGTTTTAGGGTTAGTCAATTATCCAGGTAAGCAGACAGTATTTTTGTAAGTATCATTTACAGTAAGGGTATTTTATATGTGGCAGGCATTGATAGGTCCCATCACCGAAATTGCTGGTAGCTGGGTCAAAGGTAAAGTCGAAGAGCAGAAAGTTAAGCAAGAGGTCAAGCTAGAGAAGCTACGTACTGACGCTGACTGGGAAGCTCGCATGGCTGATGCAACAGCATCAAGCTGGAAGGATGAATATCTAATTTTGGTGCTAACATCGCCGTTGTGGTTCATCGGCTACGGCGTTGCGGTCGATAACCCAGAGATCATCGATCGAGTGCAGAAGGCTTTCGCGACCCTAGCGGACCTGCCTGAATACTATCAATTTCTCTTATACGCGGCGGTGCTCGCAAGTTTTGGGCTCAAGGTCAAGGACATGCTCAAAAAATAGTTGTAAAATATCAGTACCGCTAATATAGGACTCAGCGATGGAAGATCCACGACTCCAACGAATCGAAGCGCGTTTAGACAAGATAGGCGACGCAATCGAGCGAATAGCCCGCACAGAGGAGCGCGTTTTGGCGATTATGGATTTCGCGAATCGGTTAGATGCACGCCTTGAAAACGTTGAGTCAGATATGAAGTGCTTAAAGTCAATGGCACAAGCAAATGAACAAGCGCACAAAGGCAACCAATGGGTCATAAAAACAGTCTTTACGGCTGTTTTGTCGGCTATATGCGCTGCGTCAGCTTTGAGGTATTTTACATGAGCTGGAAATATTTTACGGAAGAAGAAATGGCATGCACGCACTGCGGTGAGTGCAAGATGGATGACGACTTCATGGCGATGCTGGATCAACTTCGCGAGCTGTACGGCAAGCCGCTGAAGATTACTTCTGGCTACAGGTGCCCCGAGCACAACATTGAAAAAGTAAAGAAAAAAGCAGGAGCACACACCACGGGAGCCGCCGCCGACCTCGGCCTCCACGGCGACGCCGCTTACGAGATCATCAAGCTAGCACAAGAGATCGGCTTCACAGGTATTGGCGTTGCCCAGAAAGGGCATATAGGCACACGTTTTATTCACGTTGACAACTTAGGTGGTGACGATCATTTTCCGCGTCCTTGGATATGGAGCTATTAAATGGCCTCGATACGCATCGACCAGTTCAAGGGGATAGCGCCTGCTGTATCGCCGATCAAACTGGCTGACGGAGCAGCTGTCACTGCGAACAACGTTCGCATAGAAGCAACATCGCTCGAACCAGAAAAATACCCAACAACAATTGATCTTGTCAGTGGCCAGACTAACTCGGTTTACAAATGGCTCGATCAGTATTGGCTGACATCCACCAACAACGAGTCCTTTATCGAGTCTCCAGTAGTAAACGATGTACACAAACGTATCTACTTATTTGGTGGGGACTTTCCACGATACTCTGCATTCGATATTGCTTTACAAGACTACGGGCAGGGGTTTCTCTACCAACAAGCTAACTTCCCCGTTAACACGTATCGATTGGGGGTACCCGCGCCGAATACAGGGGGCGTAGTATTTACCCCCACAGTCGCGGTAAGCGGCGATGCAGACGATGACGCTTCAGAAATTACAACGTCTTACGTTTATACGTTAGTTACCGAATTTGGTGAGGAGGGCCCGCCTTCAAAACCATCGGCACTAGTCTCGTATTTAGAAGGACAAAAACGCGTTGTAACTATTGATGTTGAAGCGCAAGGCAACTACGCGTTTGGTGCGGGGGCGCTTAAACGTATATACAGAACCGCAACAGGTAATACAGGAACCGAATTCCTCTTTGTCGATGAAGTGCCTTATGCGACTAGCAGTTATTCAGACATTACAGCTGACTCTCAGCTTGGTGAAGTATTACCGTCAACAAATTGGTTTCGTCCTCTAGACGACGATCTGTCATATGCCCCAGATGGACCATTACAAAAAACCGTCTTGATGTCTGGAGGTTTTTTAGCAAGTTTCGCAGGCCGCACAGTTTGTTTTAGCGAGCCGTACCTGCCTCACGCATGGAATCCCAACAACTCGCTGGTCACAGAATCGAACGTTGTAACGATTCAAGACTCACCGTTTGGCCTTGTTATCTTAACTGAGACCCAGCCATATGTAGCTGTAGGAGATGTCCCAGAAGCTATGGGATTGTCTAAACTCGATGTTAATCAGTCATGCGTAAGTGCGAAATCGGCTGCAAATCTCGGCGGACAAATTATCTATGCCTCCCCTGATGGCTTGGTATCTATTGCGGGTAACCAAGCGCAGTTAATAACAGACGGAATCATTACCAGAGAGCAGTGGCAGTCCAGTTACAACCCGTCATCAATCGTAGGGACGGTATTTGAAAATCGCTATTTCGGGTTCTACACGGTCGGCTCTACTCAAAAATCTTTTATCTATGATCCAGCTAACCCTGACGCACCGTTTTTGATCTCCGACCAAAATGCAAAAGCAGCGCACGTATCAGCTAAAGATGATGTCTTGTACCTAGTTGAAGCGAACACATTCGGTCAAGGCGACAACCATGAGCTAGTCACCTATGGAACAGGGGGCGCTAGAAGCATGGTCTGGGTGAGCAAAGAATATTTCATGCCTGTAGACACGACCTTCGCGTGGGGGCGTGTAATTGCAGATGGTAGGCCTACGATCAAAATATTCGTTGACGGCACTCTGATACTCGACAGCCTTGTTTCAAACTCAGAACCCTTTCGGTTACCTGCGGAAACTCGTGGCCAAATAATTCAGATAGAAATTAAACACTCTAACCGAGTTGACTCCGTATCCATCGCATCGGAGAGAGGGGAGGTTTAATGGCTAATAAGCTGTTTAACTCGATCATCCCGCCCGTACCCAAAACAGCTGATCGACAAACGCTTCAGTTCTTGGCTGCTATCAAAAATGCCTTAACGGAGATATCGAAGTCTGCGAAGTTCACAGATGAGGGTTTTGTAGCTCGATCCGGTACTGGCGCTACAGCGTCAGTAGAAGCGATTGCAACAAGCGTCGCGTCAGGAGAAAACGACCTGTCATATCGTACACCTGCTGCGCCGACTAACTTACAAGCGACAGGCATATTTGAGTCAATCGTTCTAGAGTGGGATTACGCAGGACCAGAAGTCGGGAATTTCGAGATCTGGAGGTCAACTTCACCACAAATCGGCCAAGCTGTCCTGCGCGGCGTATCGTCGATGAATATATTTCAAGACTCGGTAGCCCCAGGGTCAACACACTACTACTGGGTACGCGGTGTATCGACTGGACAAGTTGAGGGCCCGTTTAATAGTACTAATGGTACTGCAGGCACTACGGGCATAAAGATAAGTCAAAACGACCTGTATCAAAGTTTTGTCGATAACTTTGGGGCCCTCGCTGGGACTGACATTCTGGCGGGTGATTTGTCCGCTGAAATACTAGCCCGAACAAACGCCGATAGCACGCTAACAGCAAGCGTAGCCGAAGCGACAAGTAATGTAACGTCTGTTCGATCTGACTTAGATAGTGAGATAGCTACACGCATTAGTGAGATACAGTCACTCAGTGGAAATATAACTGCGGCGCAAACAGATATAACGACTAACGCTACAGACATTGCTGCTGAAGTTTCCGCCCGTATTGCAGAGCTACAGTCGTTAAGCGGAACAGTGGCGGATGTACAAACAGATGTAACGACTAACGCTACCGATA